ACATATTCATTTCTGCTGATGTTAAAGCATCTGCACCCATTTGTAGACTTTCTAACAAACTTTTAACTCCTTCTTCTGTAGTGATATTAGCCTCATCAATCATTTTTGCTAATTCGGGATATTTTTCTGCAAAACTTTCAAACTCTTTATTGTAATTTTTTAAAGATTGTGTTGAATCATCAAAAGTAATATCCCCTATTGTTTGGGTTTTATTTTTTCGACCTATATTTCTTTCAAACCATGACAGCCCATCTTCAAACTCTTCTATTGCATTTTTTGTGAGTGCTGCGCTAATATCCGGTAAATTATCTACATCGTACATTCTCGCTGTTAAAATATCTATTAACATTTGTTCTTTAGACATTACTTTATCTATTTGTGCTATTCTTTCATCAGCAGCCGCAGAATCTTGATTTACTAATGTTTTTCTTTCTGCCGCAAGGTCAGCAAGAGAAGCAGTTAGACCTTCTATTGTTAAAGTTTCATCTTTAAGGGCTTCTACTAAATCTTCTGTTGATGCTTTATACATATTTAAGTCCGAAGATTCTGATGCGAAATCCGGTATGCTAGTGTCCCAAACACCTAACGCCTCTAATACTTTTACCAAAGCAAGACCGGCTGCTATTAAAAGAACGTAAGGCGCAAAGGCTACTACTGCTGCTTTACCCGCAGCCGCTATTCCGGTAGCAGCAAAAAGGGCAGCACCACCTACTGTAAAATATGCTGTTGCCATAGCCGCTTTTGCCGCAATCCACATACCGCTAATACCTATTTCTTTAATCATTACTATTATATTACTTATGTGCGCTTTTACTTTAAGTGCAGTCGCTACTATAAATGCGTATATACTAGAAATAGTTAATGTTCGTAGTATTAATTGTGCTTTTTTTACCATATTACTTTTCATATCGGTAATTATTTCTATATTTTTAGCCCCTATAAGACCTTGTATAAAACCTATATTCGCAAATATCTGCACATTTTCTTGAAACCTTGAAAGAGTTAATGCGTTAGTTGTTACTACATTTACTTGTTTTGCCTTTGCTAAACCAAAAAGAGATAGTGTTTCTTGCATATTAAGCATAATACTTTTACCACTTTCGACAGCATTTAATTGCATTTGCCTAAACATTGTCACCATACCTGCTATGTTTAGCAACATACCAACCCTCATACTTGTTTGACCTCTACCAAACATCATAGCGGCTGAACCCGCCATCATAAAGTTAGTAGAAAGTTTTTGCATAAGAGAGGCTTCTATGGCTGCGGCCTTAATTCTTTCAGTCCTTAATTCTTGGTCATTTTGCATAGTTATTGTTTGAGACATACCTAATTTATTCATAGAGTTATTTATAGATTCGGAAGTTTTTTCTTGTTGTAAACCTAACGCATTTGTCTGTCTATTTGTGTCTCTTAAAGTAGAGTTTAGTGAATCTAATTGTGTTTCGTACTTATTAATAATAGGCGTAGTGTCTATTATATGATTATTTAAGGCTAGTTCTGCCTGTGCTGCTTGTTCTAAAGAATCGTCAAACTCTTTTACTGCTAATGCCGATTCTTTATACGCTCTTTTGCGTTTATCTCCTGTACCTAATTCTGGTCTATCACCTAAAAGAGAATGACGAAGTTTTTCGGCCTGTGCGATTTTTCTTAACTGTTGTTCTTCTCTTCGTAGAGCCTGTATTTGTAAGTTTATATTGTCTATATCTCTTTTAGTTGATGTAGCAGTTAAGTTTTGACCTAATATTTTACCTTTTAATTGTCTATTAGTCTCATGTAAAGATGATTGTAATAATAATTCTGCTTCTATTTGGTCTTTAGTTAATTCTACCCCATGTTTTGCCGCAAGAGTATTATACTCTAATCTTTTACTGTGTTCTGTAATTAATGAGTTTAATTGAAACATCAAACTTGTATGACTTTGTAGTACTTGGTTTTTATTACCGTAAGCATTTTGATTAACAATTTCTTCTTGATTTAATGCTCTCATTATTGTTTGTTGAGTTTGAAACGCTACATTTAGAGACTGCATATTTACCATTAGATTTACCATAGGCCCTATTAAATCTCTCATTTCAGAACCAAAAGCAAACATTTGTCCTATACCTGCACCGAGAATACCATCTCCGCCTACTAATATAGCAAGTTCTTTATTAAAATCAGCGTGTCTATTAGTGGCTTGTGTTAAAGCGGGCATAAGCCCATAACCAATAGCACCTGTGTAGTTTTTAAGTCTTGCTTCCGCTTCCTGTAATTGGAACAAATCTGTATCTCTTCTTCTTTGTATTTCCTCTAACGCAGGAGATAATCTCATAAGAGCCTCAAACTCTAACTCTAAAACCCTATTGTAGTTTTCGCTTAACTTTAAGAATCTAGTGTAGTGTCTATTACCTGCTACTTGTTGAGCCAATCTTGTTCTTTCAGCAGAAGTTAAATCGGGGTATATTTTGTTTAAGTCTTTCATTATATCTGAAAAATCTCTTAGATTTCCGTCTGCATCTTTTGTGGCTATACCTAAATTATGGAATGCGTCTGCTGCACCGTTTGTATTAGCACCTAACCTAGCATATATCATACGCAAGGCTCTACCACCCTTTCCTTGTTCTTCACCGGCTTCAATAAGAACGGCAGACATAGCAGCCATACTAGCAATACTTTGTCCCGTTAGGTGTGCCTGTGAAGCGAATTGATTCATAACATAAGTAATCTGTTCCATAGTAGCAGCAGACCTGTTTTCTACTGTGTTAAGTTGGTCGAGAACTTTTATAGAGTTAGCCCTAATTTGGTTTTGTCTTTCTTGTTCAGAAGCGTTTTCTGCTATACCCTTTGTCATAAAATGAGTTTGTTGCTGCAAGTTAATCATACGTTGCATAGCCGCTTCGGTACTCATACCACTTATTAGACCAAACTCCATACCTAATTTAGTACCTACGCCCATTGTACCCGGACCCATAACACCGCTTAGTTGCGCCATTCTAGCCGATGCTGCAAAGGCTTCATCAGCAGCGAACCCAAAACTTAAACCTAATTCTGTAACTTCTTGTTGTACTGCGGAAAAATCGTGTGCTGCTGTCAAAAACTTTTCTAACTCTATTCTTCCTTCTTCTATTTCTCTTGCTACGGGTATTACCGACTCCATAAACGCCCCAAATTGGTCGCCTATGGCTATACCTGCATCTTGAATACCTGTCACGGCATCAAGCATAATTGCTTGGAACATTACACTTGCTGCTTTAGCATCCTTTAGTAGCCTGTTTGCTTGGAATGTACCCATAATGTCGAATACAATTCGGGATGCACCAATTGGTATATTACCACCTCACGCTACTATTCTTTTTATAAATCATTCTCCAACACTATCTCCACTACCGCCCTTTATAGGGACCCCGCTATCTCTAAGTGCTTTAAGAACACCGCCACCGTCTGATAAGTGTTTTCTTTTCTCTCTTCTTTGGTCCCTTCTTGCTACTGCGCTCTTAGCATCTGTTTTTGCATCTTGCGTAGCCTCTTTAATTTTATCATTTATATCCATAGCAATTAATATATCTAATTGCATTTTATATGCACCGCCTTCGCAGTCATATTTATCGAATAGGTCCGAGGGTAAAACCCCCTTAAAAGCCATACATAGAGAGGGGGCTACTCTAATAAAGTCTATAAAGGGACTGCGCCTTCTTCTGTGTCGCCTCTAACGAATAATAAAATATCTTGTAATTCCTCGAAGGTAAGAGTATCTATATCGAAACCTTCTGTTAATATACACTTAGGAATCCATTCTTCTATTTGTGATTGCATTCCGCCGCCCATTTCTTCTATTTTATTAGCAAACTCTTCATTTTGTTGTGTAGTCCACTCACTAGGCTCTCCTGCATGAGACATTTCTCTAAAGGCTTTAGCCTGTATATTAGTTATTTTAAGTTTAGCCATTCCTGACGCTTGTTTAACCCAAATCTTGCTTCCATCATTTAATTCTATTTCTTTTTTTAGTACCGGCATTTCTATCACTCCTTTTCTTTTGTTTTGGCGGTTCCGCCTCGCTTATTAGACGGACTGTTCCATCCTCTTTAATTTCCCAAACACCTAAAGTGTTTATGAAGGTATTCCTATCATTCATTCTTCTTCATCTACTTTTGGCGTAAAAGAACGGGGTAACGCTTTCATTACTTTATCCCATTCCTTAGAATTGATTGCTTCTTCTCTTGTAAGTGTTTCTACTATTCTATATCTTAATAGACCCAAAGCATAACCTTCTTTTCTTCTTGATTCTTCACTCCACCACCAAATATCTTCGGCAGGGTGCTGCCCTAATGCGGCAGCCAAAACTTCTATATCTTTACTTGCTACTAATACTTTCATTTTTACACCTTACTGTTTTTTAGATTTCTTAGCAGCCTTCTTTTTAGGTGCTGCTTTCTTTTTTCTTTCGATAAGTTTTTCAACTAATCTACCATCTTTTATTTCTTTAGACCAAATGTTTCCTTCTTTATCTTCGTATGTTTCCATTTTACTCACCTTATGTTTATGCTACATCAATCCATACTACGGTTAATGTAATAAAATTACTATCTTTTTTTCTTGAAGTATCACAAGAAATTACTACGTCATCGTTGGCTATTGCAGCCCTAAATGCTGTTTGTACTTCTGCTGCTGTACCTGTAAAAGCATTGACCTTTAGTTTAGTTTTGTCTGCAATTATTGTACCACCATGATTGTTAGTCATACTTAATCACCTTAGTACATTTCCGTGTAGGAAGAATTAGACAAAGATGCACCTTGATAACCTATCTCTATTGATTTACCCGATACAGGGTTTACTAATGCCGTAAAACCTACTGTCATTGTGTTTGAATCTCTTCCACTAACACCTGCACCTGTTGGTGCATCAAATCTTAGATGGAATAACTCAATAACCATTTTGTTATCTACTGCGCCTTCTTCTATAAACTCTAGTTTCATAACAGAAGCATCGTCAAACGCTTGTGCTTCTGTGTTGTATTCTAATCCACCTTCTTGAATTAGTGTAGCCCATGTAGGTACATCTGTTGTACTTGTATAAACTACTTCGTTAAAGTCAATGCTACCTGTAATCTCCATCAATTGTGAAGCAGGTGCAGTCCTGTATGTAGAAGAACCTAATCCGTATGCGTTATCAGTATCTCTATTCATAGAAATATCTAGTGATATTCCTTTAACTACTGCTGTTGCGCCACCGTAAGTACCATCAGCGTTAGCGTTAAAGTAAACATTACCGTTAGCAAAGTGTAAAGCACTTAGAGCCTCACCGGAAAAATCGGGTGTATCTAATGCGCCTATGTCACTTTCAGCCTTTCCTACGAAATCAGCACTTATCATAACGTATTCTCCTACGTTAGCAGTTAGGCTAAAACTATCAACCATCATACCTGTAAAAGTGTGTTCTTTTTGTTCTCTACCTACTCTTACGGTATAAGAAGGATAACCAATTTTGTACCATTTTGCCGCATCAAAATCTTCGGCTGATGAAATTGCTGTTACACATCTGTAAACATCTCCTTGATATGTACAGTAAGAATCTACGTCAATACTAGCCGGGCCACTTCCTGTGTCGGGATAGTTAATAACATTAAAAGCATCACTAGTACTTAGTTTTGCACTAAGAGCGTAAGATGCAGGTTTCATAGTATGTAATTGTGCAGAACCACTTAGTGTCCTTTTATCATCGGGTAAAATACCGTGTAAGACGTGTCCTAAGAAATCGTCTATCTGTGCAGCCATATTTATTGTCCCATCTGAATATTCTGTTCCTGTTTGCATTTTTGATGAGATTTGCCTACTTATGTCGCTTCTTGTAAGCATATCAAAAGACATAGCAAATGATTCATCATCTACTTCTCCGAATATTTCTGCATCACCGTCTGCGCCTGTTCCGTAGCCGGTTTCTCTTTCTAATGAAACATATCTATTATTAAACTCGCTTGTCATACTATTACCTCTAGTTAGTACTTACCACCTAAAGAGTCTCTTATCAATATTATCTATGTCTCATATCTATTTTACGCATATATGTAAGAGTTAATTGGTGTACACATACAGTTTCGTCATCATCCATTTTAGTATCTAGTAAAGCACTATAACTTGTAATACTATCTGTAGTAGCCAATACCCCTGTTTTTGTATATAATTCATCAAACACTTCACCCAAAATATTCATACCTGTTCTGTATGAGTTTTCGTAGTTAGTACCTGCTACTACAACATATATTTCTACATCATAATTTTGTGTTATTTTACTACCACCTAAAGAATCAAAGGTAGGAGAGCCTACGTTAGTTAATAAAACATGGATATTAGGACTTGGTAATCTATTTGTCATATCAGAAGATAAATCATAACCGTATATAATACTACTATCCGGTACTTGAGTTTTTAGATATAATCTTTTAGAATCTTTTAATGCCTCTACTATACCTAATCCCATCCTTGATAAAGTGTCTTGTGCAAAATCTGAAACCATAAGTTGTTCGGGGTCAAAAGCACCAAACTTAGAATAATATACACTAGACCATTTTATAGACCCGCTAGTATTTCCCCATTGTATAATTTTAGAAGAACCTGTTGCGCCTGTTACAGTGTAATAAGCGGTTTCTGCACTATCATTTTGTATGATTTCATGTGTATATAATTTTGCTGCACCCGTAGAATCTAAACTTAACCTTAAAACTAATGGTACAGGATTTTGTTCCGCTAAAAGTAAATCTAAATTACTTATAGTGGTTGTTGTAGTACCTACTAACTTAATAGACGTAGCACTACCCGTACCTTTTACTTCAACTTTGTGAGTACCGTTATCTAATTTAATTAATACTTCATCGTTATTAGGTGCTGTATTATAAGACAAACAAGTTACAAATGTATATGCTGTATTTGTTGTTGGTGTTATCGTGTATGTACCGTTTGTTATAACCCAATTACCACCGGATGCAGAACCACCACCGGATGCAGCAGTCCAAGAGTCTTGAAAATTACCTGTTAGTGCAGTAGGGTCAGTACCGTTCATTCTACTGTTCCAATATTGTGTAGTTGTTGCTATTGTCATAATTAAGCCGACCTTCCTTTTAATGTTTTATATCCGCCTCTAGGACTAGATTTTGCTTTGTATTTTCCTACTTTTTGTGCGTACAATTGAGTTAGGCTTTTATTACTTACACCACCAAACTCTCCACCATCCATTCTACTACCAAAAATACCTGTAGGTTTATCATTTTTACTAACTTTAAGTACTTTACTTGTATAATTAAAAGACCCGATACCATAAGAAGTTATAGGACTTATAGGTTTACCAAACTGTAAAGCCCCTTTTTTCTTTTCAAAATAATGTAAAGATTCAGCCAAAGTATTATATATTCTTGCTTCTCCCCTAAAAGGATTGTCTCTTATTTTTTCTACTGTTGTACCCGCAAAACTTTTTTTATTTTTAATCTTTTCTCTTGTTGTTATTACTGTTTCTCTAGCCAATTCTTCTAGTAATTCTTCTGCTTTTAAATAAACTAAACTGCTTATTTCTTTACTTATAATATCAAAAGCCTTTTTATCAAAAAATACACTAAATCCTAATGTATCTTTTTTAGATTGTTTTCTTGTTATTTGTTCAAAACCATACCTACCTGTTCTATTATCTGTCGAAACAGTAGAGCCTGTTTTATATTTACTTCTTCTTAAAGCAGATGAAGTTTTATGTACTTGTGAACCACCTCTTTTCAAATCCTTTCTATCTTTAGAAGAAAAACTACCTAAACTTCTTATATATTTTTTAAGTACTTCTTCTTTTTTGTTTACTTCCCTTGCTGCTATTCTAGCGGCCATATCCATTAAAGGTATAGCCGGATAACCCGGATAATAAAGATTTTCTATATCAACAAAAATACCTTTAGTATCTTTTTTCTTTGACCTACTTTTAAGTTGTGAAAACCCACTTTTTTTTGGATTAATTTTCATACCATAATTAGTTAATTTATTAGCCATAATACACCTCAAGTAAAAGAGCCAAGATGTGCTAACCTAACTAAATTATTAGTGCCTCTCTCTCTTAATACATTACCCCTTAATGTATCTCCGCCTGTATGAAATGTGGATTCATCTTCCATGTAATATGCTGCTGCTATATCACCACATATTTCTCTAAGAACGTGTGCAAACTCACCTTGTTGTACTATAACACCGCTTGCGTGTGCAACAGAAACTCCTGTCACACCCGTTAAATCATTACTAGATTTTCCTGTCCAAGATATTGTGTCTCCATCAATATTACCACTACCCGCAGTAGCAAAAGCACTTGCGCTTGTTAATGTTATTGTAGTAGCACCTACTGATACTGCACCATTTAAGGTTGTTTCTAATACGCTAGGGTTTGCCCTACCATAGTCATTAAAAACCTGTTCTATTTCTATACTAGCCCTTCTTACAGCAGTAATTAATCTATTACCTGCTTGTACTCTTTGTGCGCTATTAAGTCCTATGCGAGAACCAACATCACTTGTAGAACAATAATAACCCATTTAAACCAATTACTCCTATTAATAATATTTGCGTTATCCAAAGCATACGCTTATTTATAGTGTGGTATTCTCTAAGTGTCTTTTCAATATTACTAACTGTACCCAAGTATTCCATTTTTCTATATCGCTAGTCATATTATCACATTTGTGTAGAAATACCCATAGCCCCTGCTACTATTGCTATTAAGGTAAAAATAATTTTTTGCATATTTCCCATATATGTACCTATTAGACCATTAGTTATTTCTAACTCGGTAGCCACTTTAGCAAGTCCTGTTTGCATACTTACTTGGGATTGTACTAATTGTTCAATTAATCTTTCGTGTCTTTTTACAGACTCTTCTAAATTGTCTAATCTTATTGAGACAACATCAGAATCGGCCACTAAGCCTCACCCATGTGTGCTTCTAATCGAGCCACAAGGTCTGCTTTTTTGCCTTTTACTGAAAGACCTGCCTCTTTTAACTTCTCTTTCAATTCTGCAACATTATGAGAGTTAAGAGTTTTTTCTATTTTCTCTATCTCTTCCTTTGCTTCTTCGGCTTTCTCCTTAACCTCGTCTACTGAATCTAATAATTCGTCTAATGTTATTTTTCCATCAGCATTTAGTACTAAGTATTTTTTATATAAAAATACACCTATACCCGCTAATGCTACTAAAGATAAGAGTATCAATTCTATATCATCTAATAATGATGAAGAATTAAAGGGTATGCAATCTATTGTTTCATTAAGTGCGTTTAGGCACGTTTCTTTTGTTGTATTAGTTGTGTTATTCATTTTTATTCCTCTCTATCGTATATTACTTGCTTAACTGCTGAATGCGGTATAACTGTAAATGCTCTTTCGCTTCCTCTTCTATAAATCTTGAACCCATGAGGTGTCTCTTCAATGTTTACATTAGTATATGACTTTTCGGGCGCAATATACACTATTTTACCTGTTCTTACTTCTCCCAAAAAATCAACTCCAACGTGGGCCTTCGGCCCATCCTACTAGACTTGTTCTACTACCTTTGGTAATAGGTGCAACTCCGTGTTCAAAGTATGATAAGAAACATATTACTGTACCTTTCTTAGCAAGTGCTATTGGGTCGGGATTTTGTGTATGACTAAATGTTAGTTCTCCACCTTCATAATCTTCGGGGTCTGATAGTTGTACTACAATACTTACTTTTCTGTGCATACCATCTTGTCTGTTCCAATCAATATCGTGGTGCATACCGTAGTGGTAGCCTATATCTTTGTATTCTGTAAATTGTAATGGTGGTAAATAAGATACTTCTACACCAAAATGTTCATTTGCTTTTTCTATATACCACATCATCTGTTCTGTAAGAGGTCTGTATTTTTCATCTTGTAACCATCTTATTTGGGTTTTCCTGTGGCTATCTTCTTTACCTTCACCTGTTCTAAAGGTAGATGCCGCTTGAGGTTCTGCTTCCTTT